AAGATTCGGGATTGATACCGAGAAAGGCAATGTAATCCCAATTCTTGTGTATGCCAATGTGTTGCCACTTGAACATATCATAGACGATTGTACCTGCGTTTTTCATGGCAAAGGAAGTCTTGACTTCAATATGATTGCCAGAGAAACAGAGGTCGTAAGAAGAGGAGCCACCGCCACCAGTATCTTGGGTGTAGCCGTTACTGGATAGAACGGAAGCAACAAACTTCTCGCCAGTAACTCCTTTTGCTTTATTTCCTTGGCTCTGCCAGTTATAAAACTTGCTGAGTTGCCAAGTATCGGTAACGCTTTTATTTAGCGTTTTAAGAAAATCGTCTATTTCTAATTTCATATGTATATTATATTAAAATTTTAACCGTGTGTCAAGAACTATTTTTGTCTTGGTGGGTCTTAAAAAATAGTTCTTGACAAGTGCTTTATTTTTGTGTATAATATAACAATGGATATTGCATATTTAATAATTTTAATCGCCAGCAATGGCTTCACATATTTCGCTACGAAAGATTTAGTAATCAAGCAGACCCTAGACTTCTTAGAAGCACAGGGAATGTTAGAGTTTGATGACTCCGAAAAATAGTTCTTGACTTTTGCTTGCTCTTGTGATATAATAAGTATGAAAACAATGGTGTTTTCAGTGTGTGACCGAAAGGCACACTAATTATATCGTAGGAGAATAATTATGACAGACGCAATGTTAAGGCATTTTCTCGGATTTGATCCAGTAATGTTTAAAACTGTTGAGGGTAACTACCCTCGTTATAATATCGTAAAAGAAGAAGCAACTGATAGAGTTTCAGTTGAGATTGCAGTGCCAGGCTTTGGTAAAGATGATGTTTCAGTAGAACAAGATGGCAACAAGCTAAGAATTAAAGCCAAACCTGTAAATTGGTTAGAAGAAGGCGAGGAGTATCTTCACAAGGGATTTTCTTCCAAATCATTTGAAAAAGAGTTCATTCTAGGAGAGTTTATGGAAGTAGATTCTGTACGACTTGATGATGGAATACTTAGAATCAATGTGGAAAAAGTTATACCTGAAGATAAAAGACCTAAAGTCTTCACTATTGACTAACTGTAATTGCTTCTCCTTCGGGAGAAGCTCCTTTTGGAGTAATAGAATGGAAATAAGTAAAGAAGGGCTATCCTTAATTAAAAAGTTTGAAGGTTTTGAAAGCAAAGCCTATCTTTGTCCAGCAGGTGTCTGGACTATTGGCTATGGTCATACAAAAGATGTAAAAGAAGGTGACGAATGGAGCCAGAGCCATGCAGAATATATGTTAGAAGTTGAATTAGAAGAGTTCTGCGAATATGTAAACACATATGTAAAAGTTTCTTTAGAGCAGTATCAATTTGATGCTCTAGTAGCTTGGGTATATAACTTAGGAGTAGGAAACTTTAGAGAATCAACATTATTAAAAGTATTAAATCAAGGTGACTATGAAGATGTTCCACATCAAATCAAAAGATGGAATAAGGCTGGAGGAAGGGTTCTCCAAGGACTTGTTCGCAGAAGAGAAGCAGAAGCCTTATTATTTCAAAATCAAGAGTGGGAACATGTATAAAGTATTCTTGGGAACTACTCTCATAGCAAGTGGTCTTTGTTACTACTTGTATCAAGAAAATCAGAAACTGCTAGGAAATGTAAAGAGTTTAGAAGTAGCAGTACAAACACAGGAACAAACAATAAATTCACTACAAAATGACTTTGCTTTGCAAGGTCAAAGTTTATTGGATTTACAAAGTAAGAATCAAGAGATTCAACTAGAGATGAATCGCTATCTTGATATATTTAAAAGACACAATTTAACTAAATTAGCTGCAGCAAAGCCTGGGCTAATAGAGCCTAGAATAAATAAGGCAACTAAGGAAGTATTTGATGGAATTGAAGAAGACAGTCGTGATATTGACAACGCTGATGATGGTCTCCAATTGCAGCCTCCTACCTCAACGGACATTAGAGGTTAGTGCAAAGCCAATTGAAAGACAAATAATTCAACCTGTATTACCACGACAACTAGATTTAAAAGAGCCATATTGGTATGTAGTTAGTGAAGCAAACTTAGACGAGTTTTTAGAAGAGTTTGAAAAAAGGGAAGGACAAGTAGTATTTCTTGCTATGTCTGTACCTGATTATGAACTAATGTCATACAATATGCAGGAGTTAAAACGATATATTCGTGAACTCAAAGAGGTAGTAGTTTACTATCGTAAGGTAACAACCGAAGATGGAATCGGAGAACAGAAATGAGGTCAATATAGACCTTGATAAATATATGACGCTAGTTGATAAACTAGATGAAGCAGAAGATACTATAACAGCTTTGAAAGCAGAAGCAGAGGCAGCTAAAAAACAATTAGCTCCACCAAAGAGAAAGTTCATAGACTTATTCTTAGACGACAATGATGTTAATGAAAAAGCAATTATTGGGTTTATATCTTTTTTCTTTATGGTAGTATTCGCAACTTGTGACTTAATCACAGCATTTATGGGAAAAGAATTAATAATAGACGATACAATATATACATCTCTAGTGGTAGTAACACTAGGAGCATTTGGTATCTCTGAGGCAGGTAAGGCTTTTGGTAAGTAGTTTATTAGTTCTTAACCTAGCGATAATATCTCTTGCGTATATTAAATATGTGAGGGATAACTTTGATTAGGTTTATAAAGTCCTTTCTTCTATTTCGCAAACTAGAGAAACAGGCAAAGTTCTTTGAAAAGAATCCTGCCGTTCAAGAAAGATTTGAGGTATTAGAAGATTGGTTAGAAGAAATAGATGACAGACTTGAAGTCATCGCGGAGCGTCTTCGTGACGCAAAGGGAGAAGAATAATGTTAGAATTCTTTCAGTGGATACAGTCATGGATTGCCGTTATACCAACAGTAGTTATGATTGCGTCTTTTATCGCTGCAATTACTCCTACACCAGTTGATGATGGCTGGATGAAAAAAGTATACATGGTTATGGACTGGTGTGCTTTAAATGTAGGTAAAGCTAAAGATAAATAAATATACAGCTAGGGATTCCCGTCCCTAGCTTCTTTTTTGATTCAAAAAATAGTTCTTGACTTATGTTAAATTTTTTAGTATAATATACATTATGAATTTATTTTACCTTGACGAAGATTTTGATAAGTGCGCAGAATATCATGTGGACAAACATATCGTTAAAATGCCTTTGGAAGCTGCACAGCTTCTATGCACGGCTATCTGGGTAGACCATCTTTTGGGATTTGTGCCTCGCGCACTGACAAAAGAAGAAAGTGCTATAGTGAATGAATCTAAAGCAAGTATCAAACACTTGCCTTTAGAAGAAAGACCTTTAACACCTTACTTACCAATGATGTATAACCACCCATGTACAATATGGACACGATCTTCACTAGACAACTTTGAATGGGTTCACTGCTATGCAAATGCCCTAAACGACGAATATTATTACAGGTATGGTAAATTACATAAGTCGGTAGAAGAAGTAATTAATAAACTACCAGAACCTAAGAATATGCCTCGTAAAGGTCAAACTCCTTTCGGTATGGCTATGCCAGATGAACTAAAAGACGAGAGTGATGTAGTTGGTTCGTATCGTTTATATTACCATACAGACAAAGCAACATTTGCTAAGTGGTCACATCGTGATAAACCACATTGGTGGGACGAAGGGCTTGCTTGGTATGATAAAAGGATAACAAGTGAATAAGTATAAATATAATGAGGACAAAATTATAGGTGATATTATTGAGCATGTAGACAATACCTACACACGACACTATGGAACTGGTAAGATTCAAACTACAGAGTTTGTAATTGATTCAGGTCATGGAGAAGGGTTTTGTGTAGGTAATATCATCAAGTATGCCCAAAGATATGGTAAAAAGAATGGGTATAACAAAGAAGATATACTAAAAATAATTCACTACGCAATAATTTTATATTTTATTAATGAGAACGAAGAAGAAAGATTACGAAAAATTAACTGATGCTAATATCAGTCATGTGATTGAGTTACTAGAGGCAGAGAAACCTATAACTAAAAAGGAAGCCTGCAATATATTAAACATAACTTACAACACTACAAGATTAGCAAACATAATAAAAGAATACAGAGAGACACAGAATTTTCGTGCTCAAAGACGAGCAGAAAAGAAAGGAACAGGAGCTACTAGAGAAGAAATAAAAGCAGTAGTTCAAGGTTACATTGATGGAGAAAACATATCTGAGATTGCTTCAGACTTATATCGCTCTCCAGCTTTTGTAAGAGGTATAATAGAAAGACTAGGTATACCTAAAAAATACCCAACAGATGGGTACAATTGGAAAGAAATAGAACTTCCCGAGCAATGCGTTGCCGAAAGATTTGCAGTGGGTGAGAAAGTCTGGTGTGTAATAAATAATACACCAGCTATCATTCAAAGAGAGTGGGTAAACCCAGATGGTCAGTATGGATATTTAGTTTATACTATTGAACCACCATTTGATTTTACAGATACTTTCTTTCCATATGTAAAACACGGTGGCAGGTATAGAAACTGTTTAGCCTGCAACTTAGGAAGTCTAGGACACTTGCAAGATTACTTGTAAGTATAGGAACAGTTTAATGGAAATATTTATAGCAGTATACATCAGCGGTGTTCTTACTGCAATGTACGGACTTTATTGGCCAGCTTTTAAAATAGTACGGGCAGTAAATCCAAACAATCTGTTAGTGAAGCATTGGTTAAGAGCTACTATAATTGTATTTCTATTTTTTCTTGTTACATTTCCTGTCTTAGTAATCGCACTAATTTTCCCAGAGAAAACAAAACGATTCATAGACGGATTTGCAAAAGGAGTTTTAAAATGAATTATTTATTAAAAGCAATTGTTAAAAAACTAGAAGGCGAGATAGAGATGGCAAAAGCCAATATTCTAACTTATACTAGAAATTCGGTAGGTATTGGGGAACACCCCGACATTGCCGAGGCGGTTGAGTCTCAAGTTGAAAAGATTGCACATGCAGAGGATAAAATTGCAACAATTAAAAAGCATTTTAAATAGGAATCAAAAAATAGTTCTTGACAAATGGTTATTATTTTCATATAATATATAAATGGAAATAAATCTATGAGTGACAGATTTTATCAACAAATGGTTTCTTCGGTGGGTTGGTGCCCAGGCTATCGTGGCACAGACACAATGGAGGAATACGAAAACAAATTTGGAAAAATTAGGAGAAAACGAAAAATGGCTTGGGACGATTCAAGAAAACAAGAGGCAGTTGATCTGTATACACAGGCAGAACCAACTCCAGAGACCTCTATGGAAATT